CCTTTTGGCGAACCTATCTATAACTGCACAGAGAACGCGTACTGCTACTCGGTCTTGAATCGCGGGAATCCTGACCTCATGAAGTACCGTGCAGTATATACGCTGGTGAACGCGGATAACGGGGTGTCAGAGTGGGCTGAGGCATCATACGGACACCTGATTACCATAAACGCTGAGGTGGGAAAGACCTATCAGCCAGGGGAGGTGCTTGGAACGTCTGGTAACACAGGCACAGTCTTCTCACGCGGTAGGGAGGTAACTGCCGCGCAGAAGAACGCAGGAAGCACGGCTGGCACACACCTTCATGGTGCTCAGATACGTCCTGTTCAGCGCGTGAAGAAGATAACAAGAAGGAAGGAGTACCTCTATGACGGCTTCGGTATCCTCAAGAAGGACGGCTACTACTTTGAGGTAATCAACTACGACAACGGTACAAACGGCTGTATTAACCCCGCACCGTTCTTGAATGGAATCCTTGCCACGGTCTACGCCGCGAAGGTTGAAAAACAGTTGTTAACAATATCCCTACTCAAACAACTTGTCTCACTTTACAAGAGGCTCAGGGGTGTATAATAAAAAACATATGAACGGATTCCTAACACTCACTTGGTCAAACCTCAAAAGCGCGTTCGTGTACGGTGTTCTAACCTCCACTGTCACATTCGTACTTGTTGTAGGAACACTCATTCTTTCCCACGGATCTATCTATGGGATAGATTGGGCAAATGTCATAGACAAGGCAGCTATTGCAGTTATCGGTATTCTAGTAGCATTTGTGTCCGTTTTGAAGAATCTTCTTACGGACTCACAGGGAAAGTTTCTTGGTGCGTTCACGGTAATTCCAGACAAGAGCCCGCTGGAAAAGTAACAAAAACATGAGCGCATTCCCCAACATAACCATTAGGCACTCTATCGGGAACGTCATTGAGATCCCGAATGAGTTCAACTCTAGCGTATTCACCTACCTTGCGAACAACTTCGCAATTGGAGCAACAGCTCTTGCTGTTGATAATGCAATCGATTTCGTAAATGGTAGTACGATTACTGTACTGGGGTCGGTAGGTGCAGAAAATTGTGAGTTCGGATACGCAAGCGCCCGTACTGACACAACTATCACTGTTGCCGCAACGAAACAACCACATTCTCGTGGCGACCTTGTCACGCAGGTAAATTATGACCAGGTAGTGATATCGAAATCGGCGACCATTAATGGCGTGTATGCGACGCTCGCAACTCTTCCATTGTTCCTCACGCAGCAGAAAACTGTTCAGTTTGACGCGGTTGGCCTCATTTCCGACTTCTACAGAGTCCAGTGGAGAAACTCTGTAACAAGTACCCTTTCTCCTTTATCTGAGCCTGTGAGTGTTCTCACATATCCGAAGGATTCAGCAGGGCAGATAATATCTTCTGTCCTAAAGGCCATTGGTGTGGCTGAAAATGACCCAAAGATAAACACTCAATTCTGCATAAGTTCCCTAAACGATGCTCGTGAGTATGTCCGCATGAAACTCTTCGGTATCCGCCACGCATGGCTTGCGAAATTTGAGTTCCCCATTAAGGTTCTCGCGGGTTCAAACTTTGTGCTATTGCCAACAGATATAGATTTTGAGGAGACTGACAGGGCGACACTCGCTGCTCGGTTCATCAGGGGTAACGTACTTGCGCCATTCAACTTGAGGTACATCGACAAAAGGTCATGGAACCAGCTGGCATTCAATGTGGGGGGCTCAACTACAGTAGGGAGCACGGGAATTGCCGCTACTACTATTAGCCTTGTCAGTTCGGGTGACTTCCCTCTTGCGTCGGGGTCAAGTGGCGTTGCGTATGTAGCAACAACAGAGTTCGACCAGACAATGCTTCAGATTGCATATACTGGAGTGAACCTTGTCACGAACACCCTTACGGGGGTGACTGGTATTACGCGAATTATACCTACAGGCACTCAGGTTTGGGTTACTCCGAGCGTTTCCCAACCGATGACCTATACAGTTTACTCTGACGGCACCGAGAAAGACTCCAGAGGAAGGATTGTGTTTGATCGTATCCTTCCGGGCTCACTCCAGGGTAATAACCTCTACATCGATTACTACAAGAAGTTCGTACAGGTCGAAGACCTCTACCAGCGTCTCCCAGAGCCATACCGAGAAATCTACAAATGGTACCTTCGGTATGCTATAAAATATAGAAAGGACATTACTCTTGCTCAGAGCGACCCGGACTATAAAAAGTTCGAGGAGCTCGTGCAAGCCTTGTTCGACAACTTATACACCGGGCAAGACACAATAATAATAACCTCATAATATATGGCTAATACAGAACCACGTCTCCCTACGATGGATGTCGTTACAGAAGGACCCGGTACGGGATTGGTAGTAAACGCATTTATCCCTAAGATTGATACTCTTCCTACAGGAAGTTCTTTTGCGGGAATCTTTGAACCAGGGGCAATTCTTCAGATTATCGCAGGGGCGGTAGTAGGGACATACCAGAACACTGGTACGACAGCTGTTCCAGCGTGGACAATAATAAACGTTGGACCTATCCGGAGAAACACGCCAACGGCTATCAATTCTACCGCTACTGCTACAGAGGCGCAGGTATTGACAGGTTTCATCACATCGACCTCGGAAGCGGCTACTACGATTACGCTTCCAACAGGAACTCTCCTCGGCGCGGCTCTTGGAGCAACTGCGGGTACTGTGCTTGATCTATGGATTAGCAACACAGCAGGAGCCAACACGGTGACTGTTGCTGTTGCGGTGAACGGTATTCTGAATGCAAGCGCTGCCGCGAACAGTGCAACATTTGGTCTTCTTACCGTGCCGTCAGGTGTTACAGGACAGGGTCGCTTCACGCTATCTTTCTCTAGCGCGACAGCGTACTCGTTCTCGCGTACTGCCTAGTTTCTCTACTCAGTGTCTCGCTTGCGGGACTCTGAGATAGGAATGCTACTTACTATGAAACCATCTTTCCAAAACTGCACGCTAGCAAATGAGGATGTTTTATATACCAAAATATGAGCGTACTTGCCAACATAAAAGAGGTAAAAGTACCTTACGCCTCAGAAGGTATTATTCGTACTGCACAAATCGACGACACAGTTGCCCCACAGGACTCAGTACAGCTTGCGGTGAACATGAACTTCGATCGTGTCGGAGCAATCCAGACGCGCCCCGGTGTGACTTCCTACGCTGATGATTTGGTCGGTGCCGTCAATAGCTACGGTACACTCCGAAATTCCATTGTCCCTCCCGGGTATGAGTTTATATCTCAACTGGGGAGCACCGCAACGGTGTCCTCTTCGCAGTTTGCGGAAGTGTCCGCGGTGAAGGTAAGCGACACAAAGGTAACAATCTTCTGGCGTGGACCAAGTAATGATGGCTTCTGTCAAAATCTTAGAATTGATTTGGTAACAGGAGTTACAACGCTACTTGGCAGTCCTGTAGAGTTTGATATCGTTAGTGGAGAAAAAAACAAGGCAATACGTGTGTCGGACACACGTGTACTAAATGTGTGGCAGGGGTCTGCAAGCTCAGGGTGGGCACAGGCATTTGATGTCTCTGGAGACACTATCGTACCACTAAGCTCCGCGTACAATTTTGATGGAGCCAGTAGCAGCAACTTTGGACTTGCTCAAATTGATTCAACCCGTTTTTTGTGCACGTACTCGGGTTCGACAGGGGACGGTATTGCGACCGTCCTTGCTGTAGACGCTGGCTCAGGGGCAGTAACAGAGCCGGGTTCTCCTTTCACATTCGACGCAGGATCCGTTTTGGCAAATACACTTGTTGCTGTCGGGAACGGAACACACTTCATGGACTTTTGGTCGAATGGAAGTAACGCTCTTGCACAGTGCTTTTTTGTTAACACCACAACGTGGGCAGTGACAGCAATAGGATCATCTGTCTCATTTAACACCCCTTCAGTATTTCTCAATGCCTCAATTGCGGGTGTGGGAGCTAACTTTGTTGTCATTTACCAAGGAGCCGGACTTCTGGCTGCTCAGGCGTTTGCATTAAATCTGAGCACTTATGTTGTCACGCTGGTAGGAACCCCTCTAGCGGGCACATCAGTAGGTAATGATTTAACCGCTGTTGGGTACGGAGACGGGTACAACTTTGTTGCTTTCTACTCAAAAAACGTTGGAGATGGATACGTTCAAATGATTAACATGAACGCAAGTACGTTTAATATGACTGTAAGAGGTGCTCCTCTGTCCGGGTACGATTTCGCAAACTACAGAATGACATCAGTGAACCTCTCCATAAACAAGGTAATGGCTGTATGGGGTAACGTGGACCAGCTTAAGGGACAGTCTGCTATCTTTGCATCTTTCGGAAGTGCAGTGAACGGGAGCTGGCTTTACGCAGGTAACGGGACCTCAGTGTTCAATACCCCGTCTCCTGGTAACACATGGACATCGAGGCGGTCTGGCTTAGTTGTTGGTTCCAAGCCCCGCTATGCTCAGTATCTGAATTATATCTGGATGGTAAATGGGAACGAATTCGTCGGAGGAGACGCGGTAGCCACGTCCAGTGGGGGTGCCTTTGGTACTGACCTGATTCCACTGAACTTCCCTAAGGGAGACTTTATTAGTGCGGGCTTCGAGGGGCGTGTATGGGTCGCAAACAAGACACTTGGAACCATCAATTATACGGATATCGTCCAGTTTATTCCCCCTGCAACGTATAACCTTACTTACAACAAGGACGTAAACTTCATAAGCACCATTTCTCCCCAGACAGGGCAAACGATTACGGGACTCTTCGAGGTACCCCGTGCGCTTCTTGTCTTTACCGAAGACACTATCACTCGCGTCTATGGGGCCACGTCTCTGGACGCCTACCCTGCCTACAACGTGGGGACGTACTCCCAGGAGTCAATTGTCGAGACCAAGACCGGTATCTTCTTCCATCACTCCAGCGGGTTCTACCAGTTCGACTACGGAAGTCAGCCGGTTGAGATATCTCGTCGCGTTATCGATTTCGTGACTGCAATCCCTCGATCGTATTATGACGATATTACTGGAGTGTATGACGGTTTCGATTGCGTCGAGTGGTCGGTAGGGCAAGTCGTTGTTGAGGGCGTTGTCTTCTCTAACTGCGTGCTTCGCTACACAATTTCTACGCAGGTGTGGACTGTCTACGACTATGTTGGAAACACCATAACCGCGATGATTTCATATGATGACGGTGTTGAGATTAGCCATCTTATGGGCACCTCAGCAGGTAGAACAGGTCAGATGGATGTGGGTACTACTGACTTCGGCGCACCGTTCTATTACGAGTTTATTGACCGCTGGCGTGCGTTTACAGAGATGTATTACCTCACCAAATCCCTTTCGGAGGTGTCCGTGTATAGCGAGAACGCAGCGGGGGCAAATCTCATGTATCAGGTTCAGAAGTCGGGACCAAACGCATGGGAGCCGGTTGGTACTGTTACCGAGGCGAATAACTCCATATTAACCAACAAGTCAGAAAAAGACTTCGACGTGCTTCGCTTCCGTCTGGCAGGGAACACTAGGGGCGCACAGGTTGTCGTTCACGGTATCGAAATAACTCAGATGACCATTAAGGGTCAGGATGAAAATTAGGTATGGAAAACAACAAACTTTCACAGGACAGGTTTCTACGGAAAGACCCGCAGCAAACGGACGGCACTAAGGGTGCGGTCTATACTGCGTCAAACCCCGCACCCAAGCGCGGCGACGACAACCTGCGAAAGATTGGGAGATCAAAAGGGTCAGAAGAGGATGACGGGGCACCGAACATTCTCACGGGCACGGTCATTACGTCGTGTTTTATCCAGACATCTGCACTTCCCTCACGTATTGAGCTTCAAGGGAATGACATAACATTCTTCGATGACACATACCCCCAAGGAGGGGAGATTATCGGCGATACGTCTCGTCTTATATTTACGCACGGGTCGGGAGTGGTTGGCGGTATTGTAGAACAGGGTTTTGTGTGGGAGAAGCGATCCTCAACAAGAGATGCCTATGACAACGTTCTTTCGCTCTACGGCCTAAGACCGAAAGAGGGCAGGATGAATTATATGTCTTTTGGAATGGAGGGCACAGGAGACAACGCCTTTACTAACGCGGTGCAGTTCGTTGTAAATCATAGCAATAATCCTGTTACGCAAGACATTGCCAATGGTATTTTCTCAGTAACAGGTGTTACTGATGGCGCTATCAACACAGCCGCGCCTCCTGTTGCAAACCTTGGGGTCTTTCACAATTCAATTCTTAGCATTCCTGGAGAGGGGTATTCCGTATTCATGACGGGGACTGGTACCGGTGGCATTTATGTAAATGGCAGTATCGGTCTGACGTCAGGGCCACGCTGGAGCAGTGGCACAGGAAGCCCCGAGACTGTTGTTACGGCACCGATTGGCTCGCTCTACTCGAATCTTTCTGGTGGAGTGTCCACGACCCTCTACGTGAAAACGTCCGGAACTGGAAACACGGGATGGACCGCGAAATAAGTTATTTATCTTGTATACTAAAAACATATGACACCTGACGCAATCCGAAACCTCCAGGCATCTCTCAGGCTCCCGACAACAGGTGTGTTTGACTCGGCGACTTCTACTGCGCTAAATGCGGCAGTTACGAAGGCTGTGTCGAAAAACAGGGATGTCCAGCGTTACTCTGGGAACAATAGTGTAAACTCTATCCTAAACGCATACGTAAATAATGGACTACTCGGAGTTAGAGATCTCACCGGTAAATCATTTACAAAGAAA